GAAGGCTCTGAAGAGATGACTGATCGTCACGAATTCGCTGAAGACGAAGTTGAGGGATCAGAAACACTTGAAGACCCAACCCTTCAGGAGAACGATGAAATCGACTTGACCAACCTATTTGAAGACGAAGAAATTAATTTAGACGAAGAAACAATCGAAGAGATTGCAGAGAAACTCACCCTCGACTTCCATCCAGAGAAATCGGGATGGCTTGGTATGCCTGATAGCCAAAAGAAAATGGCTTATGAAGAGGCAGCAGCCCTCAATGCTCATGCCGATGAGGGTGAAGAGGGAACCGACGTAATCCCTGCTGAAATTGGAAAACTTAGAGAATCTGTCGAGACCCTTGAAGTGGAAAAGAAAGAACTTCAAAAGAAACTCCAGACCCTCCAGTCTAACACCAAACACATTGAGGACGTTGTTCTCAAGTTAAAAGACGCTCTGAACGAAACCTCAGTACAGAACGCAAAGCTCCTCTACACTAATGAAGCATTGTCTAGCGACTCGTTGAATGGGCGACAAAAGAATAAACTTGTCGAAGCTATTTCTAATGCTAAATCAGTTGGAGAGGCTAAGGTAATCTTTGAAACCCTTCAAAGCACGGTGAGCGGAACTAATAAAAAGTCCCCAAAAACACTAAGCGAGGCGGTTAGTAGGAAATCTACTTTGTTACCACAAACTAAAGAGGCTAATAAACCACAGGCTGACCCACGCATTGATAGAATGCGTAGATTGGCTGGTTTAAATTAAACACAATCTTAAAGGAGAAATAAAACTATGTCAGTTTTAAATAAATTAACAGAAGGCATTGTTAATCGCGACCTCCAGAAAGAAGGTGCTGCCCTACTTAATAAGTGGGAGAACACCGGACTTCTTGAGGGACTCGACAGTGACCAGAAAAAAGACACCATGGCTCGTTTGCTTGAAAACCAAGCTAAAGAGTTATTGCGTGAGGCATCATCCATGGTAGGTGGAGATGTCGAGGGATTTGCATCCGTTGCATTCCCAATTGTTCGCCGAGTATTCGGTAATTTGATCGCAAACGATCTCGTAAGCGTTCAGCCAATGAGCCTCCCATCGGGACTCATTTTCTTCCTCGACTTCACAGTCGATAGCACTACTCCAGACCCATCAAAGCCGGGTTATGCAGGGGATAGTTCCATTTACGGTGGTGGTGTTGTTGCGAAAGGACTTCGCGACGGTATCTCTCTCTCCGGTGGCGGCAATGGAAACCTTGAAAACGGTCCATACAGCTTGAATAACGGTCTTACTAGCCCAACTGGTTCTGGTAACTGGACCAAAGCTGATGCTACCCTTATTTCTGGTATTGTTGGATCGGGAGATTATGAAGTTGATAAAGCTGCTGACTTCGATCCAGACCTTTCCGGGTCTGCAATCGTTTCTTTCCCGGTTGCGCTATTAGTCAATGGAGATAATAGCCAATCAGATCTTTTGAATCTTGTAGCATTCTCGGGATCACTTCCTTTCTTGGACACTGGTGGCAATACTACAGAAACTGCTTTCCAAATTCGTCGTTTGACCGCTGTACACTCTGGATCTTCTGGAGACAAGTACGATGGTGCTAACACTAGCTTGCGACTTAGAGTTGTTTATGCAGCAACTGGTTCCTTTAAAGCAACTGCCGCTACAGTTACTGAGCTTATCGCTTCGACACAAGCTGTAGCTGACGCTTTCACACTCAATTACCCAATTAGTGATGATCTTATTACCGGTGGGGCACTTGGCTCTATCATTGGTGATCCTAAGTGGGGACTTGAGAATAACGTTGATATCCCAGAAATCAACATCAAAGTTGATTCCATCGCAGTTACTGCTCAGACCAAGAAGCTTAAGGCTAAGTGGACTCCAGAACTTGGACAAGACCTTAGTGCTTATCACAACCTTGATGCTGAAGTTGAACTCACAAGCATTCTTTCTGAGCAAATCGCTCTTGAGATTGACCGTGAAATTCTTGAGGATCTTATCAAAGGTGCTACAGCTTCAACTCAGTACTGGTCACGCCGACCGGGTAGATTCCTCCAGCGCGACTCAGGTCAGCAAGTTGGCGGAAACTTGGACAACGAGTCCTTGATGGGTGCCGATTTCACTGGTACTGTTTCTGAGTGGTATGAGACACTTGCTGAGACAGTCAATGATGTTTCTGCTCAAATCCACAGAAAGACACTTCGCGGTGGAGCAAACTTTGTTGTTTGTTCGCCAGAGGTTGCTAACATTCTTGAGTTCACTGCTGGCTTCCGTGCTAGCATTGGAAACGATTATGGTAATGGTTCTGTTGGAGCAGTTAATGTTGGCTCATTGAGCAAGAAGTTTGATGTTTATGTGGATCCTTATTTCCCACGTAACGTTTTGCTTGTTGGACGTAAAGGTGGATCGTTCCTTGAGAGCGGCTATGTTTATGCTCCGTATGTCCCACTCCAAGTAACTCCAACCATCTTTGGTACCGAGGACTTCGTGCCTCGCAAAGGTGTCATGACCCGTTATGCCAAGCAGATGGTAAGACCGGACATGTATGGTGTTGTTGTCATTCGCGACCTTAATGGCTAACCCCAATAAGATCTAGACAAACAAAGAGCCTCGTCATTAATTTGGCGGGGCTTTTTTATTTCTATACTGCTTTAACTTCACTCTACAACTAATTACTATGATACACTTGTGTCTAGGAGATTTAATGAATGGCTTACCCGACTTTAACACCATCGAGCACAACTAGCATCTCTAGGCTACCTATAACAGGAAACGTTGAGAATGTAAATGCAACTGATAATCCCCTTCCATATGGGGTATATGTTACCAACGCTAGATCTGGATCTGCTCTAACTGGATTTAAGCAGGGGGCAGCTGATCAAGTAACATATGTTTATAAGAAACTTGGTGGCGATGTCCTAGATGTCGAGATTACAGAATACCAAGTCTATGCTGCCTATGAAGAAGCATGTCTGGAATATTCTTATCTTGTCAATATCCATCAAGCAAAAAACGTCTTGGGAAGTGTTCTCGGATCGAGCACAGGATCTTTCAATTCAGACGGAGAGTTCGATAGTGGGGAAACAATAAGTGGATCAAATCCCGCCTTGTCATATCCAAAGTTCAGCTTTCAATACGCTGGCAGAGTCGGAGATGCTGTCTCAACCGAGTCTGGAATCGGCGGTGCCACCCCTATTTACTCCGCGTCTTTTGATACGGTAACCAAAGTACAGGACTATGACTTGCAATCAATTGTCAAGAACACAGCTACAACAGATTCTGATAGTCCATTTTATCAAAAGCTTGGGACCAACGGAGATAAAAGAATAACCGTTCGTAAAGTTTATTATAAAACGCCATACGCTATGTGGAGATTTTACGGATACTACGGGGGCTTAAACACTGTTGGAAACATGAGCCATTATGGTCAGTATTCGGATGATTCTACCTTTGAAATAATCCCCGTTTGGCAAAACAAGGCACAATCGATGGCATTCGAAGATGCGATATATACTAGGGCATCACATTATTCTTACGAGATCAAAGACAACAATCTAAGATTATTTCCATCCCCTAGCACACTGTCTCCAGAAAAGATGTGGGTTGAGTTCTCCGTTAGAACAGACCCATGGACCGAAGAGGCTGGTAAGGAAGACGGCGCGACAGGTGTTAATAATATGAATACACTTCCGTTCGAGAACATACCTTATGACAAGATTAACTCGATTGGTAAGCAGTGGATTAGAAGGTTTGCTCTTGCTGTCTCCAAAGAAATGCTGGGAATGATTAGGAGCAAGTTTGCCACCATACCTATTCCCAACGAAACCGTAACCCTAAATGGTCCAGCCCTTGTGTCCGAGGCTAAGGAGCAGCAAAATCTTTTAAGAGAAGAACTGAAAACTGTCCTAGACGAGTTGACATACGAAAAACTAGCTGAGAAAGACGGAAACGTAGCCGATTCGACACAAAAGGTATTAATGAATATTCCACCATCAGTGTTTGTAGGGTAGGTAAATGGCAGATAACAAATGGACACAACCAACTAATCCCCCTGCTCCCTTGTTTACTGGGGAGAAAGAGCGCAATTTGGTCAAGCAGATCAATGATGAACTCATAGAGCGGGTCATTGGTCAAACAGTCCTTTATTACCCTATAAGTCTCGATAATACTGGATTTCATCCTCTTTATGGAGAGTCGATAGAAAAGACTTTCTCACCACCCGTCAGAGTTTATGCTTTAATTGGCTGGGAAGGTCAGGAAACAACGAATAATAGTTTTGGAGTAGATAAGAGATCTTCTATCAACATCTATTTCCATAAAAGAAGGCTAACAGAGGACCAAGACCTATTCGTTAGGGAAGGTGATTTTGTTTTATATGGAAAATTTCACTATGAGATTGTCACTTTAAACGAGCCTAGGGAACTATTTGGTCAAGTAGATCACAAATATGAAATAGCGGCAACTTGCAAGAGAGCAAGGAAAGGCACCTTTAACGCTTATTAGGATTAGGATATGTCTAACTACACTGGTATACCAACTGAAGATAAGAAAAGTCTAGATAATGATTTGGATTTTGCACCCTCAACTCTTGAGACGGTGGATTATGCCATATATGATTATATCAATGACAATCTCGACCTCAAGACGAAAACCAACGACGGAAGAAAAAAAGTCCCTGTCATCTGGGCATCTGCCGAGAGATCGTTTCAAGTCAAGCACGACAAAGAATATAGAGACGAAGAAGGTCTAATTATCCTCCCAGCAATCACTATTGAAAGAAAAGATATCGATAAGAGTCCCACTCGCAAGGGAGCCTATTATGGAGGCATGTTTCCAACACAGACGCAGCCAGAGAAAGGCGGATCAGTAGTAATATCAAGGAGAATAAAGCAGGACAAGACATCCAACTTTGCAAATGCAGATGCGAACAGGCGCACCTCCAATGTCGCTGCTCCGAGGTTTGTTCGGAAGCCCACCAAGAAGGTGGTGTATGAAACAATATCCATCCCACCAATTGTACACGTTTCAGTTAACTATGTTATCAAGATAAAGACTGAGTATCAACAGCAAATGAATGAATTGGTACAGCCCTTTATAACAAGACCCGGATTTATCAATAGTTTTGTGGTAAATCGAGACGGGCACAGATATGAAGCCTTTGTTTCGGCTACTTTCTCAAATCAAAATAATCTTGATGCGATGGAAGGAGAGGAGAGGAAGTATGAGACTTCTATTCAAATAGAGGTTTTAGCATACTTGGTTGGCGAAGGCGATAACCAAAAGACCCCAAGGTTTTCTATTAGGGAGAACGCTGTTCAGGTGAGGATCCAACGGGAGCATGTTGTATGGGGAGACCCTTTAGTCGAAGGCGGTCCCGGCGGAGATAGCAAAAAAAATGTTGGAGTGGACGGCAAGTATAGAGAATAATTTTGGACTTTCAAAAAACGAAACACTATTTACTAAAGAAATAATACCGTCATTAATATACAGGCGGAGTAAAGGAGAATTCGATAATGTCAGCAAGAGATTACAAGTTTGTATCACCCGGAGTTTTTATCGAGGAAATCGACAACTCACAGTTGCCATCTACTTCAGATGCAATCGGACCAGTAATAATTGGTCGAGCAAGAAGAGGACCAGCCTATAGACCAGTAAATGTCCAATCATTTTCAGAGTTTATAACACTCTTTGGTAACCCTGTATCGGGTCAAGAGTCAAGTGATATCTGGAGAAGTGGTGTCCCAACTGCTCCTACTTTTGCTGCTTATGCTGCACAAGCTTGGTTAAAAAACAATTCTCCTTTAACCTTTATTCGTCTCCTTGGAGATCAACACCCACAAGCAGCGACTAGCGATTCTAATGCGACCGCAGGGTGGGAATTGCCAAAG